CTGGAGAAGGATACCCATACAGACATGCGTGCAGCGTCAATTTCATTCAATGACGCCGCCTGGGAATTTTACCAGATTTCGCGAGAAAAATCCTACATCAGGAAGAAGGGGATTTCAGCAGCAATCTCATCTCGCAGTGGAATGTTTCCTTCTTCACACACCGACGATGATGACAGCAGCCGTGGTGGAGGAGATGATGTCCACGAATACGATGATGATTACTGGGACAACCCATACGGCGATTCACCCAAGCGTGGCGATTACGACCACGAAGAAGAAGCCAGCTAAAGATCCGGAACAACATTATGAGGCAAATGGATCAGGTAAATAAGGTATGTTTTTTATTTATCATTCGTCGAAGACTTTCACGTTCTTTTGCTTTTGCGCTACGTTGCGTTTCCAAATATTCTAATAATTTATGTGCATCTTCCGTGCTTTGAATATAATAATTGTGAATACTATCCTGTAATATTTTTTTAGTGAAAGTTCCTTTGCTAATACTAACTTTGAATTTCAACTTTTCGCCATTTTCATTAATATTGATATCATCTACTTTATGGCGTCGCATAAATCCCATAATGCGTTCATTGTATTGATTGCGTTCTTTCATGAGTTCTTTCCGTTTTTTTTCGTATTCTAATAGTTTATTATCAGATTCTATCCACAACTTAACACATTCGCAAAATTCATTATATTCGTCTTCATTAATATCATCATCGGCTTGACTCATCGTTTCAAATTTATCGTTCATATCATCGATACTATGTATTAAACTTTCGATTGTATTGGATGGTGCGGATGATGTTAAAGGTACCATAACGGGTATAGGCATAAATATAGGTTTCATATGTGTTCCTAAATTAGGGAGCCCTTTTTTTGTTATAATTGTGCGTTTAAAATTATCATTAAGGGATTTACTATCACACGATTTTAAATCACCGACAATTGTATATTTATCCATTATGCATATTATAATACATTATAGATAAATTTTTTATATAGTTTATTTGGATATATTATTCAACAATATTACGATATTCACCTGTAGGGCATTGTTCAAATACACGATTTCGCAAATGAAAATAACTATACAGTGAAAACAATAAATTAAACATAATAATGACAAACAGAAAAATATACCATATTGATAAGGTAGGTATATTAAATCCTGTATTTAAATTAGATTTTATACTATCTTTTGACAACCATAATATAATAACCATTGTTATGCCAAATAAAAACGCACCTATAATATAAATCACCCAACTCATAGTGTATTTTTTTGAATCGCTTTTATTATTACGCGCATTCCCGAAACTTCCAGCAATTGCAAATATAACAATTATACCACATATTCCAGCAACTTTCAATCCTATTTTTTGTGCGTCGCTTATATTATTTTCACCCATATCAATCAATATATTATGTTGTTATATTTATTTACGAGATATAATCGAACAGTATCGCATTTATATATATTTATTTGTTTGTTCGTTTGCTACAAGGTGAGTATTGTTTATTTTTTAATAAAAAATAACTATAAATTGTAAATAATACGTTTAAAAAAACAGTTACAGATAATAATATTGCAAAAATAGATAAAACAGGGATACTTAATTCAATCGATGCAGCCATTGTATGGAATATATAATAACTGAATATTATTTCATTATATTTATATATTCATCCAATAATAAAATCTCATTCTATTATATAAAACCAAAAATAATGTCTGATAGACACTGTATGTATCGGTCTGCAGCCGAAAATAAGAAACGTCAATCTTGCCGTGTGAACAAAAGTGGAGATGGTGTCAATATGGCTGATGATTGTCTTCCCAGTGCTAAAAGCACTCGTTGTGTTCTTGCCGATAAACATCGTAAAAGTCGTGTGGCTGTTAAAAAGGCCAAAGTTGCTTTATCTGCCGCCGTTAAAGCTGCATCTCCTAAAGCATCTCCTAAAGCAGCCAAAGTTGCTAAAAAAGCCGCAGTTGAAGCAGCAGCGGCTTCAAGTGAAGTTGTTGTAGCAGCTGAAAAGGTTGAAGCTGTTAAAGAAAAATCATTCAAAGCATTGTCTCCTAAAAAATCACCTAAACCTAAAAAGAAACGCATGACTGAAGTAGAGAAGTTACTACTGAGGGGAGGCAAACGTCAATAAATTTCGTTTATAATTTATTATATTTATTTGTATTAGAAATTATAATACAAATAAAATAATAGTTCTCTACATTTTTTACATTTCAAAGGCTGATTATTTATCCACCATCTTGTATTTATCTTTTATAATATCACGACAATCTTTTTCTGTCAATGAACCCGGTTCGCGTTTCCCAATACTATAGAATTTTTTATTATGGGTGAAGTAATAACCGTATGGACCAAGACGTATTTCAAATGCACCTTTAGGGGGAACTTTAATAACCGGATTTGTTTCACGTTTTTTACGCGACTCTATTGTAGAATCAATCAAAACAACGGCTTCGTCAATATCGTGTTCATCTACAATTTTTTGTTTCCTTTCTGGTGTTGAATATCCAATACCAAAATTTTCACCGTTGTATACAAGATAATACCCAAATTTTCCATTTTTCAAAATGACTTCGTGTTCGTCATATGTTCCCAATACAACAGCATCACTTTGTTGATTATGATTGCTTGTACTCGCACCACGCAATTCCAACACGCGTGGATGAAATGTAGTATATACTTTATCTACAACCGATGAATAATTCGCTTTCTTTTCAATAATAAGGTCCAATTCCTCTTCTACCAATTTTGTAAAATCATAATCCATAATCGCGTTAAACTCTTTCATCAAAAATTCCACAATTTTATACCCGAGTGGAGATATAACCAATTTATTTTTTTCTTTGCCTAAAATAGTTTTACCCGACTTGACTTCAAATGTTAATATGGCTGATTTGCGTTTCAATATCAACGTTTCAGTTGGTTTTTCAATTCCTGGAAAATCACGTACATCGACATATTTGCGTTCTTTAATGATTGTTTCCATAATATTTGCGTATGTAGAAGGTCGTCCAATCCCTTGACTTTCAAGGTCTTTGATTAAACTGGCTTCCGTGTAGCGACATAAACTTCTCGAATACGATTGTGTTCCTTCCGCTTGAATACAAATCAACGCACTCTTCAATAACGATTGAATTGCTTCCACCATGTTTGTATTGACGATGACACCATCGGGTTCAGTTATAGATTTAGATTCAGAACCAGAACCATATAGAATTTTCCATCCTGGAAATTCTTCAATATCAATTATGCTTTCTAATTTATCATCGTGAATCGTCTTCTTCGGGGAATTAATAATCATCGAAATTTCAGCACTATTGCGTTGAATTCGCTGGTTTGTCATCTGGGATGACATGGTACGTCGCCATACCAATTCATATACACGCGATTCACGTACGCTCCATTCTTCTTTATGGGTTACATTTGACTGAAGAGGATACTCAGTCATATGTGTTGGACGAATAGCTTCGTGTGCTTCTTGCGACGCGGCGCCTTTATTTTTATATTCACGAGGCGTATGAAATAACACATCGTATTTATTACGTATTTCTAGACCAATTTCATTCATAGCATCGTGTGAAAGAATAACACTATCTGTGCGCATATATGTAGTTTTACCGGCTTCATATAATTTTTGTAGAATACTCATTGTTTCTTTTGGATTCATACTTAATAATGAGCTACAATCTTGTTGAATCGTGGAAGTAGTATATGGTTTTGGAGGAGAATGTTCCACTGGTTTTTTAGTAAAACTATCAATTGTGAATATTGTTCCAGGTAGTTGAATCAATTCAAATCGTTGTTCGACATCAGATCGCACTAAATAACGTTTTTTAAATGTTGCGTTAATATGTGCCAAAGGCACCTTTTGTGCCGACGTAGCTTCAGCAGTTAAAACTACATCGATGGTAAACGATGTAGTTGTTTCCTGACGTTCAATTTCCTTTTCACGGTCATATACTAACCGAACGGCGGGACTTTGACATCTTCCGGCAGATAGATTACCACCTAACGTTCGGCTTAGAATTGGGCTAATTTCGAAACCAACCAATAAATCTAATACACGTCGAGCTTCTTGACTTCTAACCAATTCCATATTAATAATACCCGGTGAAGCAACTGCCGCGAGAATAGCCCGTTTTGTAATTTCCTGAAATTTGATACGTTTCGCACTAGGAATCGGTAAACCTAATACAACCGCAACGTGATATGCTATAGCTTCACCTTCTCTATCCGGATCACTCGCAATAAGAACCTGACCACATTGTTGTTTCAATGTTTTCAATTCCGCTATTTTTTTACGTTTCAATTCATTGTCTATCATACCATATGTTATCGCGTATTGATTTTTGAAATCGATTGCCTTTAAACCATCGACTATATCGCGAATATGACCATAACTTGCGCGAACAACATATGCTGGTCCAAGCATTTCTTCAATTTTACTACATTTCGCTGGACTTTCTACAATAACCAGTGTGCGCGTTGGTTTTTTACTCATTTCGTATTTTATTTTATATCAATACATTATGATGTATATCGATTCAATTTTTTATGCGTAAATATATAAAAATAAATTAGGATTGAAATGAATCATATATAATATGAATAATCCACGTGCGATTAAACGCATACATAATGATATCATTGAATATAATAAAACACCCATTGACCGCACTTGGATTTATCAATGCGAAGACGCAATAAACAAAATATACGTTGCTATTGCAGGACCTATTGGAAGTGTATATGAAGACGGAATTTATTTCTTTGTTTTCGAATTTACAAACAATTACCCAAATGAACCCCCAAAATGTCGGTTTTTAAATTGGCAAAATTCCGTTCATCGAATGCATCCAAATATGTATGCGAATGGACTACTATGTCTTAGTATTCTGGGAACGTGGAGTGGTCCATCATGGACGAGCGCAATGACACTAAGTATGATCATTTTATCAATACAGGCAATTATGGATGAAAATCCACTTGTTCATGAACCCGGATATGAAAAAAATCCCGGCTCAATGGAGCACATCAAATACCAAAAAATAGTAGAATATTACAATAATAAGGATTTTATAGGTAAAACGATTGATATGGTAGAGCAATCCACTCCTTATATCGAGAGTTTATCCTATTTATCCTTTTTTAAAGAATCGTTATGTGTGTTTTATGAAAATAATGATACACGTCAGCGTATTATCACGAAATTACTTAAATTAAAAACAATCAATACTTCGAAAATTGTTGTTTCGACGAGTTATCGAACAAGTAATGCTACAATTGATTATGCCGAATTATATACATATATTATCGACAAATTACCTCAAAAATGATATAAAGTTTATTAGATACAATATATTATCTATTATCATAATGGAATCACTCGTTCTATATATCGGCGAATATTACCATAATAGCTTACATTGGAGTATGTATGTATATTATGATGGAAATGATGTATACCGTGTTATTGGAAGTAAATCAAATGGCGATATGGTTTGTATGCGATTTTTAACACGAAAAGCGTTAGCATTATGGATTACATCATGCATCGATTCTTATAGTCGTTGTACGGTAGAACTTCGTGAGTTGGATGTATCGAAATTATATTCGAAGAACGCTCTACAGGATTCAATTTTACACTATGCGTATGATGACCGAAAACTGAGATATAATTATGTATTTGACCAATTGAATATTCTACGCGATAGTTTTATTAGTCATTAAATAATTATTTTCTTTTTAAATGATATAAACATGAATGGTAAAATTGATCTTGGTCCAACACATATGAATCTTCAACCTGCATTACACTACACAAGAAAAAATTTGCCAAAAATAAAGCCCTTTTTATTTAAATCTAAAAAATCTCCCAAAAAAGTAAAATCTATAAAACCTGCGAAACCCGAGAAACTTGAGAAAAATCGTTCCTCTTGTGTATATAATGAAGGAACAACCCGTTGCAGATATGGTTCTCCACACGATACCGAAAAATGTATTTTAAACGCGAATGGACATTGTGAAAGGCGCGTAGTGGCTAATATTTCACTCAAAAAGGCTCGCCGACCTCGTTGTAAAAATGGAACGCGTCGCAATCAGCAGGGCGATTGTGTTTCAAAATAAATAGAACTTTATCGTATTTTTGATTTATAAAATAAATCTGATAAAGTTATATATCACTGAAATGTCGAACACTAAAAGTGACCCGTTTTGGATGAATCATCCAGAGATTCTTATAGACCCGCGACGTATTGCTGAATTTGTTCCCTACAAGAGTATGACGAAAATAGAACAATTGAATGCCAGTGTGCGATTTTGTATCTATGCTTCGATTCTATTAACATTATTTAAAATGGATGTGAATTATTTATTGATATTTGTAGCAGGATTAGCAATAACTGCTGTCATATATCATTTTGATCCAAATCATATGAAAAATGATGAAAAACGTGAAATGTATGAAGACATGTCTCATCGCGCTTTATCGAAAAAATATGTCGAACCTACATACGATAACCCCTTTATGAATCCGTGTTTAACTGATTACACTACAAACCCCAACCGTGAAGCAGCAAGCAAACGTAGTTTTGTTAAAAATGAAGAAATTAAAAATGATATTGAAGATAAATTTTCTTATAATTTATACCAAGATGTTAATGATATATATGGAAAAAACAATGGGCAAAGACAATTTTACACTACACCGGTTACAACGATTCCTAATGACCAGGATACGTTCGCGAAATGGTTATATGGAAAACCAACTGCGTGCAAAGATGTATTTACTAATGCAGGTGGTAGTGGATATCAATGTAATTTAAATAATCCACGATTTCTCGAAGGTGAAAGTCGAAATGTTATGTATTAATAATATATTGATAATACAAATAAATCGGATATCGAAAAAATTGATATAATAATAAAAGGTATAATAATATTATATCAATAGCACATCAACACCAATATGCAGTTCTGCGACAAATGTGATAATATGTTGTATATTCATTCTATTCCCGAGAGTCAGGGTCTAACCTACTGTTGTAAAAATTGCGATTTTAAAAAAACAGATGATAACCCAAAACGGTGTATCTATGAAAATGTCTATAGTCAAAGTAATAGCGTGTACGACATAACCCATAATAAATATACCAGATATGACCCTACTTTACCACGTGTCAATACGATTAAATGTATCAATGGTGCTTGTTTAAGCAATAAATTATCGGTAGAATCAATGGAGAATGCGATTATTGTATCCGAACTTGCACCTGAAAATATGGACGAATGTCGTGCAAAAATTGGTGAAATTGACGCTTTGGCACAAATAACTGATTTTCTAGTAGAAAATGATGATGCGTCAACACTTGTTGTCAAGTCTGAACAATATACAACGATGCGTGAGCAATTGTTGTCAAGTGGATATAAAGTCGAATACCGAAAAATCATTGAACCTCGTATTATATTCATTAAATACAATCCCGAGCAATTGAATTTTGTATATATTTGCGAATATTGTAATTCCAGTTGGAAGAAGTAATCTAATTCATTCATTATGAATTTTTATTTTTATTATACTGAAAGTCATATGGTTCTATTCAAGTTTTTACAATGTATTTTAGTTAAATAATGAAAATATATTATCGGTTGCGTGTGTGTTATCAAACTGCTAATTTCGTAATTCCGGTTCCACATACGCAATCCCCAGAAAATCGAAAATGCTTTTCTCATCCACAAATGGTTGTGCTACTTTTTTATCCGTTGTGATAACAAATAGTCCCTTCTCATTTAGACGATACCCTTTCGTCTTTGCATATTCGCGCATTTTTATATTGAATTCACCACATCCGGTGAAATATAATAGAGCGAATGGGTATTCCACTGGTGAGCAATAAATAACATCAATACGGCGCGGAATGCCCTGTAGTATGGACGCATAACCCATATATTTTTTAGATCCGTATGCTAATGTATCTATAAAATATCCTCGGTCAATCAATGTATCGATAAATTGTTGAAAACATTTTGAATTATTTTGCGGATGTGTTAGCAAAATGTCAATATCACCACTTGTAGATGCTCCTCGTCGATAGCTTCCTGTTATCGTAAAATGTGTATATATTTGACGATACAGTATTTCGTGCTGAACAATTTCATCCCGTGTAATACGCAGCAAATCCGTTTGCCAATATTTAAACCCAATGCGCTGTTTTTCATTTAGTAGATGTTGATTCATTGACATATGATTCATTGTTGTTATCCCGTGTTTATTTACCAATTCGCGTGCTTTGACGGGTCCAACACCGTATATGTATTGGAGTTCTTGTAAAATTGGTTTAGTTGGTGTAATATGGGGCACACCTTCAATTTGGCCTGTAGTTATAAATTCCAATACTTTTTCGTATATTCGACTATCAGGTGAGAGCGGAATATGTTGTGCGGTATCTTTTGTTAGTTTAAATGATAAATCTTCTATTTTTCGAATTGCATACGCATATGACCTCGCACGAAAACGGTCAGCCGGTTCATTTCCCGCTTTCGCGATATTCATAAGATACGTTAATTGTAAAATAAGTTCCGTATTCATTTCGATTACAATACTATATAGAATGAAAAATATTTATATCATTTTATAAATAACTGGTATAATAATAATCGATTCTAAGAATATATGAATAATATTATAATTTTCTTATTAAAGCGTTTTTGTACACAACATAAATTACAAATATTTTCTGTTTTTATAATTAGTTTAATTATTAGTCTTATTCAAGTCAATGTATTATCACTCATAACAGCAAAAATTATACAATCATTACAGAGTGGTCTATTTACAAATTCTATATATTTTTTTAAAATATTTATAGGTATTTCAATTGTGTATATTATTTTGACATATACGTACAAAACAATTCAAAATAAAATGATTTCCAATTTAGGACAATGGGTTAAACACGATGTTATGAATGTCATGTTGGAAATCAACGGATATGATTATATGCAAACCAATTTTTCCAAATTAGTTTCACCTTTACAAAAAATTGCTTCTGCTAGTTATGTTATTGTTAATAATTTACTATCATTTTTATTACCAAATATAGCTTTATTATTTGTTATTATTTGTTTTTTCTTCTATAAAAGTCGCTCATTTGGATTAATATTTATTTGTTTTAATATCATATTAATACTATATATTTCACAAATATGGAATAAACTGATGAAATATAATAATGAATATGAAAAATTACAAAATACATATGATAATTATATCGTTGAAGTTATTAATAATTTTGATAAAGTTGTTCATACGGGTCAAAATAAATCAGAAATGAATAATATATTCGATCTTTATAATAAAACCAAACTTTATGGTTATGATTATTACGCAGATACAAATAAAAAGGGTCTAACAAGTAATATTATTTTACACACTAACATTTTTATTTGTTCCGGATATTTAATCTATTTATTTATGAATAAACATATCAGTATAACTGTTTTTATAACCTTTTTCACAATATTGATTATTTATAAAGAACGGTTTTTATGGACTATTAATAGTATTCCTGATTTATTACAATATATTGGTCGTTCTTATTATTTATTAGATGTATTTAATGATATTCCATCAAAATATAACACATTACAAAATTTGAAATTTGAGAAGTATGATTTAGCATTTCAAAGGATTGAATTTCAAAATGTATTTTATAAATATAATTCAAATAAATCAATGGTTATTCATAATTATAATCATACATTTAAATTCAATAATAATATTATAGGTATATTCGGCCCATCTGGAATGGGTAAATCAACTCTTGCGAAAATGTTTATTAAATTATATAATCCTATTTCGGGTAAAATACTTATTGACGGGGTCGACATAAAAGACGTCGATAATATTTATATACGTCAAAATATCAAATATATCAATCAAAGTTCGCGATTGTTTGATAGAACCGTTTATGCGAATTTATTCTACGCGTGCTCTACAACAAATAATACAAATCAATGTGAATCATTATTACAAGAAGTAAATCATTTCCCAAAAATTAAAGAATTATTAGATAAAATCAATTCAACGGAAATGAAAGATAAACCGGTTGGATTATTTGGTGAAAATTTATCAGGTGGGCAGCGTCAAATTATTAATATTTTATCTGGGTTAATTAGTGAGTCAAAGATAATTATATTAGATGAACCAACAAATGCGTTGGACCCATTATTAAAGAAAGATTTCATAAAAATGCTTCATCATTTCAAAAAATTCAAACAGGGTATTCTTGTAATAACACACGATAAGGAACTCATTCCAATCTTGGATGAAGTGGTTCAATTGTAATTATATATGTAAAATTATATATAAAATTGACACAATATATATCTAACCAACTCAACATGTCTAAACCATTAAAAATATTTAAACCGAAAAAAATGGAACTAACTATTGATGCACGAGATATATTTTGTTCCGGTAAAAATGCGCGAGTTATTCATATTGTATTTACAATTCGCGACAATATTGTGTTTCAAAAAATTGAGTCACGCAATGTAGAAATTGGTCGTATCGAACAGATCCGGATTAGTGAATATTTACAAGAAATGGATAACATTAAAACTGATATGATTTTCACACATTTGAAAGATTGCTGGCGATTTGTTATAGATGTTGATGTTGCCAATAAATTATACGAAACGAAACCATCATTGTCGGTAGAAGACCTATGTATTGCTCTTGGGTGCCTTCAACGTCAAGAAAAAAAGGCGTTTTATAATGTATGTTTATTGGATTATACAGAACTTCCTATGGAATGTATGGAAGAGTTTTCACACGGAAAAGACCACGAATTTATATTGCTGGAAAATAAAAATATTTATCCAGAAGTATATTGTAAGATGGAATTATTTGCATCAACCAAAGCATAAATTATATAGAAATAACAATGATATGTTAGATATACTTTGGCAGGCATGGTTATCGTAACTCGTTCAATGACACGATGGTATAATCGTCGTATTCAGCTTATATCGTTTGAATCGGTATATAATCGAACAATAACGATTTTTGACGCATACAATATTTACAATGATGTTCGATATAAATATTATAAATTAGGCGCATTTGAAGAAGGAGATTTACACGCATTATTGTATTCTGTATTATCCATTTATTATGGTAAATTAATGGAATATATTGAACGAACGAAGATATATTCGAATCAACACGCGCAACAACTATTGGAAAAATTACTTGATGTGGATGTATGTATGCGTCAATTTGGGGTAAATTGTGGATTTGGTGATTTAAACCCGGACAATGAAGTTATGTTGGAGGAAATTGTATTTGATAAAGAATATTATATGCGAGTTTATCATAATGAAATTATAACGTCTATGAATTTGTTTCGTAGCATTATTGATGATATTGACGCATATACTGCCGCTGTTGCGGAATGTATTCACAATTGTCCTGCTATGACGAATTCATACTTGGATGTCATTTGTCCCAATAATTTTTATCCCGATAGTATTTACGGATTCTTGAAAGAATTGACACAAAAAAATTAAAATTCATTTATAAATTCAGTAGATTTTCGTTTTATTCTACTTAATTTATAATATGTTATACATATCTACTCTAAAACAAACGGTGTTAGTGATATTTGTCCTAAATAAAACGGTTTTCCATCGAGTTCGATATTATATTTATGATTAGGATAAATACGCGAACCCCTATCATTAAACCAATATAGGTCCCATCGCATCCATTCTCTCATTCGTCTTGAACTTGGGTTATAATTTGTGGATGCAATGACGGTTAGTCCTGAATTATCAAACATAAATTTACAATTTTTAATATTGATATCAGGTGGATGGATGTTATCCAGATTTAGAAGTGCGGTTTCTTTGATTAATTCTTTTGCTTCATTGCTTAATGCCGATATATCATAATCTTCATAATCTTCATCGTTATTCAATTTAGGCTCAAATGAAAAATATAATTTAATACGGAATTTGCTTGACATATGATCTCTCTGTTTTTGTAGGTCAAAAATATATGTATCATAACTATACTGGCTATAAACAACAAGTAGCTGACTATTCGGTGAAAAGCAAACTTTATAATAAGTATCACGGTCACTATCAATGTACGCCGATTTGAATATTTCTTTTGTATATGTGTCGCTAACATCAAAAATTCGCGCAAATCCATCCGTGCTATATGACGCAATATTTTTACCATCAGGTGAAAAACATATATTTGTTAATTTATATGTATCAACAGAACCTTCAAATTCTAACATTTCATAGTTGAGTTTAATTTGTTTGACCTCATTTCCAGTAGCAATTTCAAATATACGTATGATATTATCTGTTTCCCAATGGTTTTCTGTCTGTATTATTGTTGCAATATTCGCACCATCAGGTGAAAAACAAAAAAAATATGTTGGGTGTAGTTGTTTGATTATAGTTTCATTTCCAGAAGATATTATAATAATAGACACATTCCCATCATCATTTATCGTTCCAATCCTTGTAAAATCGGGAGACAAAACAATCATCATACGTATTTTTTCTTCATACCAGTCTTCTTTATCAATATTTTCAATTTTGATTTTTACAATTTTTTTCCCATTCGAAATGGATATAATATACACATATCCTGAATGAAATGTTGCAATATTTTTACTATCATTAGAAAATGATAGAAATATATGGTTTCGATTTAAACGTCTTATTTCCCGACCTGTTTCAGCATCGAAAATTTTATGATAGGTTTTTCGTTCATTTTTTTTATTCAATTCGGTTAAGAATGACATTACAATAATTTTACCATCGGGGGACAGAATTGATTTTTGAACATTCCCGCCTTCTATAGATAGACTCATCATTTGCTTTGATACAATATTATATATATC